AATTGCCTAATGTAAAAATGGTGATTATTGCGCCAGCGATTGCCGCTAATCTTGCTAATAAGTTTGGGATCATTTTTTGTTTTGCCTTAAAAGTTCGAGTAATCCTGAGCCAATCAAAGCCGCACCGACATAAATTAAGCTATCTGCGCATCCATCGAGTCGATCAAAAGGTGTTGCTGTGACATGGCGTAATCCGTATAGAAACAGGATAAATTTCATCAGTGAGCCGATGACTAAGCAAAAAGCTCCAGCAAGTCTCTTTGATGATTTATTGCCGTTAAAATCTTCTAAAAATTTGCAAGCCATGGTTAGTTGGTTACTAATTCAAAATGTGGTAAGTCGTAAAAGTTTTGATCTTTGAGATCATTGTCAGAATCCCAATCGCCGCCCCAGCGGATTTTTATGTTCAGCATTTGTGCGATGCCCTGAACTTTACCCGCGAAATGGTAAAATTTATTTTTGTCGTTCCAATCAACTGGCCATGGCGCAACATCAACTGCGAGCGATGGTGTTTTGTTGTGCATGCCGCCTGACTTGATTTTTGATTTGCCGGCGTTGAATGCTTTTAGCTGATCTTCATCTGATCTGTGTCCTTCAATGATGGTGCAGTCGTAATGCTTAATCACCTCGTTGAAGAGCTTCTGTAAATCTGGGTGGCAAGTTGATAATTTTGCCAATGAATCTTTTCCAAATTGTGGCATAAATTTTTTATTTGAGTTTGATATGATCGCCAAGAAGAGAAATAAATCCGGCGGTTAAAATGGTTACGAAGCCGATTACGATGCACTTAACCAAAATTCTGAAGCTGTCCTTCTTCGCCATACGAAATGCCTTTAGAAGCTCGCGCAAATCACGAATATCAGTTGGTGCGTTTTCATCATGAAGACCAAGTTCGGTTAAGGCTTTTTTGGCACCTTCTTTGGAAGCCTGCTCAAGCAATAATTCCAATTCGCATTTGGTGATAATGAATTCTCCCTCGTCAGATTTTTTAATTTTACTCCACATCGGATAGTTTGATGATTGCGGTTACTTGAGTTGTGAATCCTTGGTCAGTGAGTGAATGATTAACGCTCGTGATGATCCAATTTTTGTTTTTTAAATATTTGATGTCGGTGAAAGTGATCTTGTTTTCGGCGCTGAGTTTTGGATTTCCTGTGGTAGAAAAATTTAAGTTTTCTGCGCCGCGTTTAAATTCAGCGAGCTTGGCTTTTGCTGCGGCAAGCGCTCTGTCGGCGCTGACAAATTTATATCGCATTGTGTAAGCTGGATCGCCAGTTCCGGCAAAAACATCTTCTTCTTTTCCAGTAGCAAAATTATGCCATTTGGCAATTACCTTGCCGAATTTTTCCATGTCGGAAACTCGCAATTTCCAATCAGAAATTTGTGCGGCAGAAAGTTTTGTTGTTGGCAATTCTTTGCCATTTTCTGAAACGCTGATGCCTCTTCTAAAAAAGAGTAGCCTTCCAAGTGACAGCTTTGCAAAAGCACCGTAACTTTGCGCCAGAGTGTTAAGAAAAGAGATGTCGCTTTCGTCAGTTTGATCTAAATGCGAGATGTAGATTTGTTTAAAATATTCATCTATCGCTGCCTTGAAACCATGGTTGTTGGCAATTGCTGTGATGATGCCAACCAAGGTGTAGCCGTGCCAAGATTTGCTTTTCGGTGCTTTAATTTTTTTGGTTAAATTTTTGTCGAGAGTGTTGCTTGCTTTGCCAGTGATTCGCATTTGCAAAGGCGGCGATGAAATTTCAACATCATCTACGATGTAGCTTCCCATCTTGGTTAGCGGTTTGTCTTCATAACCAAGAGAAACTTCAAGAACAGCGCCGCGCGGTGGGATTTCCAATTTCTCATCGCGGTTGTCTAAAAGAATTTCGCAAGTGTCAGAAACCAAACCAGTTTCATCAGTGATGTTTATGGAGACCAATCTTTGCGCGATTAACGCTGTGACATCTTTCTTATCAGCAGTAATTTTAAATGCGGGATTCACGACCAAAGTTTAACGCTTTCTGTTTCTTCTTCCTGAGTTAAATCCGGCAAAATAATTTTTACGCCGGCGGCAAAAATGCTGCCAAGTTCTGCAAGGTGACGATTAGCTTCTAAAACTTTTTCAACTGTTCCCGAAGTGCTTCCATAATACTTCCAACAAATTGCATCAAGCACATCGCCATCTTTTGTGACATAAGTGATCATATTGCTTTAACGATGTTTTGGATAATGCCTTTAACACCTGGCTTTGCATCTTCGCCATAACGCTTAAGGCTGATTGAAAATTCAATTTTAAGTGGTGCGCCATCTTTCATAAAAACGCTTTGATTTTCTGAGATTTTGACAATGCACCATTTGCCAAAAGCATTGCCATTTCCTGAAATTAAGAACAATGGTTTGCCAATTCCTGCTTCGGCGCGCATCAATGTCACTTGACGAAGTCCGCCTTTGAAGTGCGGATAAATTACGCCATCAAGATCAATTGTTTCCACGCCAAATCCGGTGAATTGTAAAGCTGGATCAGCACCAATTCTGTTAACTTCCTGCCAGCGATATTCGCTTTGTCTTTTTAGACTTTGAAAGGCGGCAGAGCTGATTGCAAAACGATAAGCGCCAAGAATCATCATCATGTTGATTCCAAGCGCGCTGTTTAGATTCAGCTTGCCGCCTAGGTTTTTAAAAGAATCGAAGATCATTGATCGTAATTTAAAGCGAGTTTTCTTGCTGATAATTTTCTGAAAGTTTCATCAATGGCGATGCGCACCTGATCAGCGATTTTTTTCTCATCCATATTGCCGCCAGCATTGATGGTGATTGGTGCAGAAATTGAAATTTGCTGTGCTCTATTTCCACTTGATGCAGACGAAATATTTGGCATTTCAAAAGATGGAATTTTGCCAATATCGCTTTTGTTTGATTCAAGATTACTAACAACATTTCCAACTGTTGAAAAAGAGTTTGGATTTTTTGCATCAGAATTTCCGCTGACAAAATTCCATGCTTTTCCTGCAACATTTGAAATTGATTCAACAACTGATTTTAGTGGCTCAACCAGCTTCATTACCCAATCAAAAGCGCTTTTTACCCAACCGATAATTCCACTAAAAATATTCTTAAAAAATTCTCCAACCGGCTTCCAATTAGCAATCAGCAAAGTTGCAGCAAGTGCGATTCCTGCAATTATGAGACCAATTGGATTGCTGATCAAAGCCAAACCCATTGCGCGAATTGCGGTCGCGATCACCGGCATCGCCAGACCAACTAGAGTGATCGTGGTTCGAAAAGCAATCAACGCACCTTGTGCCGTTAAGAATGCACCTCTGATAAAAGTAAAAGCATAACCAAGCGCGATGGTGGCAATTTTAAGTCCAATAACGCTGACAACAGTCAGTCCGATATATTTGGTTAATACCGGAAACTTTTCTGAAAAATTACTGACCTTCAAAGCAACACCTGCAATTTCTCTGGCAGTTGTTGAGATGGTTGGAAGCAAGGTATTTCCAAGTGAAATGCCGATTGATTCAACTGCTGAATCAAGTTCAAGAAAAGAACCACGCGCGGTGTTGCTTAATCGATCAGCCATTCTTTTCGCCGTGCCATCAGCGTTATTAACTTTGTTTAAAACTTCATCAACTGAACCAGTTTCAAAGCCTTTGAAAATTGCGAGCGCTCCTGATGTTGAATAAGTTCCAAAAATGTCTTTGATAACACCGAGCTTTTGATCGTCAGAAAGGTCTTTTGTTGCTTTATGTAGGTCGCGCAAAATATCGACCATTGAACGCATTTTGCCTTTGTCAAAAATCTTAACACCAAGACCTTTTAATCTGGTTTGTGCAAGTAATGCTTCCTTGGCAACATCGGGCATTTCTTCAGCGCTGATCTTCATTTGATCGCGCATTTGACCTAAAGCCTTTGCGCCAGCTCTTGCAGGCGCAGCAAGACGTAAATACGCCGACCTGAGCATTGTTCCCGCCATTGTTGCCTGAATCCCTGCATTACTTAAAACACCGGCAAGTGCTGTGGTTTCTTTCAAACTTCCACCAACTGCCGCTGCCGCGGGTGCAACGAATTTCATCGTTTCACCGAGCATTTTAACATCTGTGTTGGTGGCAATTGCCGCTTGTGCCAAAACATCTGCCGCTTCACCAGCTTGTTCAGCTTTCATGGCAAAACCATTCAGAATGTTTGAAACAATCTCTGCTGATTGTCCCAACTCCATATTATCGGCAATTGCCAAGTTCAAAATTGCCGGAGTTGCTGCTAGAATCTGATTGGTATTAAAGCCAGCCATGCCCAGAAATTTCATGCCTTGGGCAGCTTGAGCGGAAGTGAATTGAGTGGTATTACCTAATTCTCGCGCTTTTGCAGTGAGCTTTTTAAATCCTTCAGAGTTTGCTGCTTCTTCGGTAACAGCGCCGACTTGCGCCATCGCATATTCAAAATCTACCGCTGGTTTAATGGTGGAATAAAGAACCGCTCCAAGCGCAATCGCATCTCCCATCTGCGCGCGATAGTTTGCGCGGTTAGAGAGATTTTGAGATTTGGCATCGGCATTGGCTTGAAGGGATGCCTGTCTCTTTTTTAAAGTTTCAAGAGTCTTTCCTAAAACCTGTTGTTGCTGATTAAGGTTTTTGAAATCAACACCAGCAGCGCTTAAAGCTTTTCCCATTTCACGAGTAGCTTGCGCTGACTCCATGAAAGCGGTTTTAGTTTTTTGCGCCGCTACTTCTGCTTTACGGAAATTATTCTGAAGCTCTTTAGATGGTTTGTCGGTTTTGCTGATTTCAGCGCTTAGAAGATTCAGTTTTTGTTTCGCATCAAGATATGCGAGTGACGCTTCTTTTGTGGCACGCGATGATTTTCTAAAAGCCTCAATATCCGCTGCTTTGTCATTAACTTTCTTGATTGCATCACCAAGTGCAGAAAGCTGTTTATTTGCTCCACTGAAAGAATCTCGGAAAGACTTTCCCAAATCAGCACCGATTAAAATCGATACAGCAGCGTGAGCCCCGTTAGCCATTTTTTATTCTACAGATTCTTTTTGAACTTTTATTGCAGCATCAAAGAAGAGTGAAAAATCTTCCTCGGTTAATTCTGAAATTTCAGAAAGTTGCCAGTTGGTTATTTTTGAGAGGATGATGATTGCGCTGATGACATCTCCTCGGAATTGAAAAAACCCAAATACAATTTTTGTAAATTTGAGTAATCAGCCTCATCAAGCTCT